ATGACCCAGTACCAACCGATAGAGATATCGGAGACATCAGGGTCTCTAATATAAGCTATATTACAGACGACCCTTGGCCAACATCATAAGGAGGAATATATAAATGGAAATTGATACAAGTAGATACAGAGAGGGATTACCTCAAATTGGTTATGCGCCTTATCGACAAGTTCACGCGCATTCAACAGGTAATAGAAATTCAACAGCACAGAACGAAGCAGACTACCACATGCGTAGACCTGTAGAATCTGGATTTTTCTCACACGTTGTTGGAAACGGACGTGTAATGCAGGTAGGGCCTGTTAATCAAGGTGCTTACGATGTTGGAGGCGGTTGGAACGCTGAAGGCTACGGACAAGTAGAATTAATCGAAAGTCATTCCACAATGGAAGAGTTTATGACGGACTATCGATTGTATGTAGAATTATTACGTAACCTAGCCGATGAAGCAGGTATTCCTAAAACACTCGATTCAGACGATTTAGAAGGTATTAAAACACACTACTATTGCACATATAATCAACCCAACAATTACAGTGATCACGTAGACCCTTACCCTTATCTTGCTAAGTGGGGTATTAGTCGTGAACAATTCAAACATGATATTGAACACGGTTTAGGTGAAGTTAAAGAAGGATGGCAAAAGAATGCTACTGGATGGTGGTATCAAAGCAAAGACGGTAGCTATCCTAAAGATAAATGGCAATACATTAACGGCGTGTGGTATCTATTCGATGCTAGCGGTTATTGCGTCCTAAACAAATGGGTAAAACGTGCGGATGCATGGTATTGGCTTGATAGTAGCGGTGCTATGGCTACTGGATGGAAAAAGATTAACAACGAATGGTATTTCTTCCGAGCAGACGGTGAGATGGTAACAGGATGGGTTAAATACGCAGACGAATGGTACTATTTAAACACGACTAACGGCTTCATGGAATCTAATGCTTTTGTTAAAGGCAAAGATGGATGGTACTATATCAGTGAAGACGGAACGATGGCAGAAAAGCCTGAATTTACGGTTGAGCCTGATGGATTGATTACAGCTAAAGAAGTTCATAAATAATATATATAAAACAAGCCTACCTTAATTGGTAGGCTTTATTTTTTTTGCATTTTTTCAAATTATTTTTAAGAAAAGTGTTGATTATATAGTACTAAAGTGCTATAATATAATTGTAAGGGAGATACCCTTAACAATAAAGAAAGGAGAAAAATATGAGACAAAAAAAGGTAAAGAAAAAACCACTCAAAAAGAAGAAAACGAAAGTAAGCTTCAAAATAAACTTAGTAATCTTCACAATCGAGTGGGAAATCGAGTGGGGCGAATAGCCTCACTCCTTTACCAAATTGTATCATATATTAATAGAAAATGAAAGCGAATTTCAAAATAACTAAACACGCATTTGACTGGAAAGCTTTTGTCGCATGGCTTATCTTTATTGGCTTAATAGTATGGTTTATATTTAAGTAGGTGATTATATGAAAGTAGATACGGATAAAATTGAATGGCTCCTTAGTAATGTCACTCAATATCGAATTAATAAAGATACAGGAGTGAATTTATCTATTTTAGGAAGATTAGTCAGAGGTGAGCGTAAAATCGAAAATCTGACTATAAAAACAGGATGCTTGTTAACCGAGTATGCTGATCAGCTTCAAAAGCAGGACAATTGAAGACTAAAAAAAGCGGGCTAGTGATAGCTCGCTTTGTTTGTTCCGTATTTGTTCCGTGAATTCAGAAAACGTAAGATTTAACAAGAAACGAAAACGTTGATATGATAGTAAAAATCAATGTTATGAAACGCTATGAAACGTTAATTGTAGTCTGTAGGGGGCATTTTTTATGCTTATTTATAGGCTTTTCTAAAGGGTTTGTTCCGTGGATGTTCCGTGGGATAAAATCTTTATTATTTTTTCATTGTCTGATACTTCTAATTCTTTAATGACGTGAGCATACGTCTGCATGGTAACTGTTGGATTAGCATGTCCTAATCTTTTGCTCACAGAAACGACTTGTACACCTTGAGATAGTAAAATACTGGCGTGTGTATGTCTTAAACTATGAAATCTTATTTTTCTCTCGATTTTCGCTTTTCTAAGTGTATTATCGAGAGTTTTTTTAACCCCGTTGTTAGTGATGTCATGAAACACTCTTTCCGTATCCTTCGGAAGTTGGAACAACAGTTTCATAACTTCGCTTGGAATTACAATAGTTCTTTTGGCGTTTTTTGTTTTTCCATCCGTAAAATCTCTGGTGTGTAATGAATCGAATCCTTTTTCGATTTTTACAGTGTTGGTTTCTTTATCTAAATTATCCCAAGTCAATCCAAGGCATTCTCCAAAACGCATTCCGCTTACCATTGCTAAAAGAATAATATAGCGTGATTGATATTTAGGATTGATTCCGTCTAACAATGCTGCATACAGCCTTTGATATTCTTCGAAAGATAAAAATTTACTTTCTTCAGTAAACGCCCTTTCGTCATTCCCTTTAATTTTAACGAATTCGCATGGATTATACATAAGAACTCTAGTTTGAACCGCATGTTTAATAGCACCGCTTGTATAAGTGTGATACTTAGCAACAGATTCAGTTGATAACCTTTTTGCCAACTTGTTGATGTATGCTTGATAATTATCATGAGTGATATCTTTAAGCATGACATTGAAGTTCTTGCGAACATATCTAATGATCATATCTATACGCTTGGAAACGCCTAAAGAGACTGTTCCGTCTTTATATAGTTTTTTCCAATTCTCCATATAATCTGCAAGCAGCATTCGTTCTTTAGAGAAGTTCTTCCCTTGCAGCATTTCATTTTCACGCAATATCGATGCATCTTTGGCTTCAGCTTTGGTTTTAAATCCACTTTTCGAAACGGCTTTTTGTTTTCCGTTGTCATAGTAATAGACTTTGTAGGTCCAAGTTTTTCCGCGTTTATAAATACTTGCCATAGTTTACCATCCTTTCTGTTTATGGTAAAATAGGGCATAACAAATAGCCCTATTTTAGGGTGATTTTTGAACTCACCACACTGTATCCGCCAAGATTAAGAGTGTGGTGTTTTTTGTTGATAATTGTTTATTTATATCGAAAAAGGTTTCATAAAAAAATTCCTTTCTAAATGCGCAAAAGGGCCTCAATTAAATTGAGACCCTTTCGGTATGGTGCTTACGCGCACCTGTCCATCGATTACGTTCATTATATATGGTCTCAACGTTGAAAGTCAATGTTTTAGAGTTATAATCACGCGAAAGTCGCGCGATTAATTATCGTTATTTATAGCATAAACTCAACGTTTTAGTAATACTCTATTTTTGTAATCGCGCGAAAATTACTTTAATCCTAAGAGTTTAAAAATATCATTAGATTAATACTTTTCCAATAACTGACACTTTTTCTGCATCAACAACGATATCATCATATTTAGAATTTTCTGATTTTAAGACAATGTTTTCACCATCTCTAAATAAGTATTTGCATGTAACTCCTTCATCTTCGATTCTGACAATAGCAACTTCGCCATCTTCGACAGTCGGTTGATATATTAGATATACTTCAGAACCTTTCTTGATAATCGGCTCCATCGAATCACCTATAATCTGTACAAGCTCGTTAGCACCATTAGGAACGATAGAAGAGGGAAGTACGCCCATTTCTGCATCAACATCATCCACATGTATCATAGAGCCTGCAGCAGATTGACGACCAAAAACGATAGGAATTATATTATCTTCTTGTATTTGTCCATTCTGTTCGTTTAATTGTTCTTCTGCGTAATTGTAGACGTTGTTCTGCCGAGAAAGAGTGAGCTGTGCAGTGATATCTGTAATTTGATTGAGTAATGTATCTTCCTGACCATAATTATCGATAGTATCTGTAGGGAAGAAATCATCTAAAGTAACGTGGAATATATCGCATAATTTAAAAAGTATATCTTGATTAACTTTTCTAGTACCTTTTTCATAACGACCTATAGTTTGTTTAGTCGTGTTTAATCTGTCCGCTAAATCTTGCTGAGTCATCTTATTATCTTTTCTATATTCTTTTATTTTAGCACCTATATAATGTTTTAATTCCATAGATACACACCTCGTTTCTGATTAAATAATAACATAAAGTAACCAAAATAGAAACTTTTTTTATTTTTTAGTAAGAAAACTATTGACAAGTAACCAAAACGGTTATATAATAAGTTTGTAAGGTTGATTAAGACCTTAACTAAGCAGAAAGGAGAGAATGATGAAGGAAGTTAGCGAACTTCTAACAGCACTAGGAACATTCCTAGTAGGACTTGCAAGCTTGATAAAAGTTTGCAAACAAAAAGAACAGCCTAACAATTCTCGAAAAGCACGCAAGCATAAGAGAAATTAAAAGCTGTTCAGCTGTTCTAGCTCGAGGAGCCAAGCTCCTCGGTGCTAGTATATCATGAATGAGGATATTATGCTACATGGTATAAGCGCATTCTTATTTTGCCTACTAGTATTTCTGTGGATTAGCAGGGACGATAAGAAACATTAGAGAGCCTATAACAGGCTCTCTACAAAAAAACAATATTTTTTTATTGATAAAGTAACCAAAATGGTTATAGTATATATTAGTGGAGGTGATAAATATTGCAAACAACTTTATACGGATTGAGAAAGGCTAAAGGTTTAACTCAAAAAGAACTAGCTAAAGAATTGGGCATTTCTGAATTGTCTTACCGAAATAAAGAATTAGGAAAGAATGAATTTACACAAGATGAAATGTTCTTCTTGAGTCGTTATTTCAACGAAAGAATGGATAAAATTTTTTTACCAAGAAAGTAACCAAAATGGAAATTTTATCAATAGAGGCTAGAGAAAGGAGGAAATAATATGAGTGCAGAAGCGTTAACGGATATCACAAAAATTGTAGTAGAAACAGACGAAGAAGACCCTAAAACCATTGCAGTCATCACGGCAGAAGATATTGACAGTGCAGAAGGCTTTAGAGTCAGAATTACCCCTAAATATGATTAGTCAGGAGGTGAAACAAATGAAACATTATATGACATTTTATGAAGAAAATGGAATCAAGTACGCAGAGTCTTGGTTACAAATAAATTTTCTAAGTTGGTGTTTTTGCTTCTGGAAAATTAAAAAGGCCATCTCTTAAGAGACGACCCAAGAAAACTATTTTTTGACCCATTTGTTTCCAGGTTTTTGAGTAGGTGGGAGACGGTCCCCCTTATCAATATGAACAACACGAGGTCGATTTACAGCACCGCCTTTAGGGCCAACTTCTTGATATGTTCCTTTTGGCTGGTTATCTGTACCAGGTTTAATTGGTTTAGACATATAAACACCTCCTTTCTCCAACACAATTATAGGCTTGAAAGAAGGTTACAACAATATGAAAAAAATGAAAGGAGTAAAACCATGGAACAAGCAACAATTGATTATTACGAATTAATATTCTTCGAAGTCGTAAAAAGAAACCCAGAGAAATTTGTTGGATTAATAAAACCGTTTATTGACTCAAGAAGTAATCAAAGGTGGATAACGACTGAAGAGTTGTGTGAAGCAATTGGAACGAGTTCCAGTTCGTGGCACAAGAGTGAGATCAGAAACCATCCAGTGGTGGTTGCAGCAAGAAGAACAGATACACGCCCATACAAATATCAAGCGAGCATGATTGATGAAATTCAGAAGGTGTGGGACGGAAGGAGAAAACGATGAGAACAGAACGAAGAAGAAAAACAAGGGTACAATTCATCCCATTTATGAAGTGGATACTAGGATGGTACATTTTAGCATTTGGAATCATTATCGCAATGATGAGCATTGTGCTCTTGGTAGGAAAGGCGGTTGAACAACACGAATCAAAAGTGAATCTAATTAGAAGTGGGCAATATGTGGAGCCCGATTTTCAAGATACATGGAACAAAAAAAGTCGATGAAACAATCACCGACTCTCTAAACTAACTAACTACATTATAAAAATAAAATAAGGAGAAATCAAACGAATGAATACTAATACTACAAAAAAAGAAAGGGAATTTGTTATCTCAACATTAGAGTTGATTAAACAATATAAAGATTTAGATTTTGACATTATCGCCTCATTGAAAACTATCTGTAAAATGGTAGAACTTTTTGGATTGGATGATACGAATTTGGAACTAATGTCAGAAGCATTCAAATTTCTTTCGGTGATGGAGGATAAATAGATGACAGTAAAAATCAACAAACTAGAAATTGAGAATGTGAAGCGTGTCAAGGCGGTCACGATTGAGCCTACATCAAACGGACTCACAATTCTCGGTGGTAATAATAATCAAGGAAAAACAAGTGTCCTCGATGCCATTGCTTGGGCATTGGGCGGCAATAAGTACAAACCAAGCAAACCAGCTCGTGACGGGTCCATGAATCCACCAACGCTTAGAGTGGAATTGTCAAATGGACTCATCGTGGAACGCAAGGGCAAGAATTCAGATTTGAAAGTTACGGATCCAAGCGGACAAAAAGCAGGTCAACAATTGCTTGATTCATTCGTGGAAGAGCTCGCTTTGAATCTTCCTAAATTCATCGAATCAAGTGCGAAGGATAAAGCGAACACGCTTCTTCAAATCATTGGAGTTGGTGAGAAATTATGGGAGCTCGATAGAAAAGAAGAACGACTATACAACGAGCGAAGAGCAATTGGACAAATTGCGGATCAGAAAAAGAAATACGCAGCGGAACAACCTCAATATCCCGAAGCTCCAAATGAATTAGTAAGCATTGCGGACTTGATTCACGAGCAACAAGAGATTCTTGCACGAAATGGTGAGAACGCTCGTAAACGACAAAATCGAGAAAATATCGTGAATAAAATGCATTTGTCTGAAGCTCGATTGAAACAATTAAAAGAGCAACTCGCTCAAGAAGAAGCTATTCACGATAAGCTCATGGGCGACTACGTTGAAGCAAACAAGTCCATTGAAGATTTGGTGGATGAATCAACTGAAGAGATTGAAAACTCAATCGCAAATATTGAGGAAATCAATCGCAAGGTTCGAGCAAATCTTGATAAAGAGAAAGCCGAAGAGGATGCGAAACAATACAAATCTCAATATGACAATCTCTCAGCAGAAATCCAAAAAGTTCGAGACGAACGCACAAGCTTACTCGATAGTGCGGACTTACCATTGCCTGGTCTTTCGGTTGAAGATGGCGAATTGGTTTTCGAAGGGCAAAAATGGGACAACATGAGTGGCTCTCAACAATTGAGAGTATCGACCGCAATTGTTCGCAAATTAAAACCAGAATGCGGATTCGTACTTCTAGACAAGCTTGAACAAATGGACATTCCAACATTGAACGAATTCGGCAAGTGGTTAGAATCAGAAGGACTCCAAGCCATTGCGACTCGAGTGTCTAGTGGAGAGGAATGCCAAATCATCATCGAAGATGGATATGTAGTGTCTGATACAGTCACACCATTCCAAGATACAGAACCAACGAATAAATGGTCGTTTTAAGAAAGGAGTAAACAATGAATATTACAAGAGGTAAACAAGCAAGAGCTCAACGTGTCGTGATTTACGGTACTGAGGGCATCGGGAAGTCAACATTCGCATCACAATTCCCGAATCCATTGTTCATCGACACAGAAGGCTCAACATCGAACATGGATGTAGCACGTATGGATAAGCCTACATCATGGACAATGCTTATGAATCAAATTGCATTCGTCAAAGCGAACCCAACAGTTTGTAACACATTAGTCATCGATACAATCGATTGGGCTGAAACATTAGCAATCGAGAGTGTATGTGCTCAACACGGAAAGAAAGGCATCGAAGACTTCGGATATGGCAATGGATACACGTATGTAAGAGAAGAATTTGGAAGATTCTTAAACAAGCTTCAAGAATTAGTAGACATTGGTATCAACGTGGTATTGACAGCACACTCTCAACTTCGCAAGTTTGAACAGCCTGATGAAGATGGCGCTTATGATCGCTACGAATTAAAACTTGGTAAGAAGACGAGCTCGCAAACTGCCCCAGTTGTAAAAGAATGGTGCGACTTACTTTTATTCTGTAATTACAAAACTGTGGTAATGACATCAGAAACTAAGAAGAAAAAAGCACAGGGTGGTAAACGTGTCATGTACACTACACACCATCCAGCGTGGGATGCTAAGAATCGACACGGACTCCCAGATGAGCTGCCAATGGAATATGCTGCAATTGCTCATATTTTTGAATCAAGTAAACCTAAGGCTGTTGAGACGGTAGCTCCTCAAAACGTGGGCGTTGGAAAAGTAGTAAGCGAACCACAAGTTGACGAGCAAGTTCCCTCAGTTGATGAAGTTATCCCAACAGGAACGAGTGGAGCAGAAACTCAAGGAGATCCGTTCCCTATTAAAGAACCAATCAATATACCAGACTCTATTCCAAACAGTCTTAAAGATTTAATGCTTCAAAATTCAGTAACTACTGAAGAACTACAAGCGATGGCATTTAGTCGCAAACACTTCCCAAAAGATACGCCGATTGAAAACTTCCCATCAGATTATTGGGACTTCATCGTTGCTCATTGGGACGAATCAATGCAAGTAATCACTCAAAATAGAAATTTATTTAAATAAGAAAGAGGTAAACAATTATGACAGAATACAACAACAACTTTGAACGTGAATTTGGATGGGATGATGTTATCCAACAAGACCAAGAATTCGTACTTCTACCAGAAGGACTATACGAGTTTACAGTAACAGGATTTGACCGAGCACGACACACTCCAAGTGGAAACGGAAAGCTTCCAGCGTGCAACAAAGCAATCGTATCGGTTGAAGTGGTAGCTCCTCAAGGGAAAGTAACAATGAAACACAATCTATTCTTACACAGCTCAACTGAAGGTATGTTATCAGCGTTCTTCGGAGCAATCGGACAAAAGAAAAAAGGTAGTCCACTTCAAATGAATTGGAACACAATCACGGGAGCTCGTGGAGTGTGCAAAGTAGGTATTAGAACTTACAACGGGAACCAATACAACGAAATTAAATCAATGTATTATCCAGAAGATGTTAATCCAGATCATGTGTTGAATCGTACTCAACAACCAGTACAACAATTCCAACCAACTCAACAAGCACAACAACCAACTCAACAATGGACAGGTGGAGCGTTCTAAAGGAGGGACATTGAATGGAATTACGAAAGTATCAAGAAGAGGCTCGTGAGTCCATTCAAAAAGAATGGGCAGAAGGTCGAAAAAAGACTCTTCTCGTTCTTCCAACAGGATGCGGAAAGACGATTGTATTTTCAAAAGTAATTGAGGACAGAGTGAGAATGGGCGAGAGAGTTCTCGTCCTCGCTCACCGTTCTGAGCTGCTAGACCAAGCGAGTGACAAGCTTCTCCAAGCGACAGGACTTCAAACATCGCTCGAGAAAGCAAGTTCCACAAGTCTTGGTTCATGGAATCGTGTGGTTGTAGGGTCCGTTCAAACCTTGCAGCAACCAAAGCGACTCGCAAACTTCGAGAAAGATCACTTCAATACAATTGTGGTGGATGAAGCTCATCATTGCATCTCAGATGGCTATCAACGTGTGCTCTCACACTTCGATAGTGCGAATGTGCTCGGTGTGACAGCTACTCCAGACAGAGGAGATATGCGTAATCTAGGGATATACTTCGACTCGCTAGCCTACGAATACACTCTGCCTAAAGCCATCAAAGAAGGCTATTTGAGCCCAATCAAAGCACTCACGATTCCGTTGAATCTCGACCTTTCAAGCGTATCGATGTCACAAGGTGACTTCAAAGCGAGTGATGTTGGGAATGCGTTGGATCCATACTTGGAACAAATTGCCGATGAAATGTTACAACATTGTAAAGACAAGAAGACGGTCGTATTTCTTCCGTTAGTGAATACATCCAAGAAGTTCAGAGACATCTTGAACTCGAAGGGATTCAAAGCTGCGGAAGTAAATGGAGAATCTAAAGACAGAGCTGAAATCTTAGAAGATTTTGAAAATGATAAATACAACGTACTATGCAATTCAATGCTTCTTACTGAAGGGTGGGATTGTCCATCGGTGGATTGCGTGGTCGTGTTAAGACCGACAAAGGTTCGCTCGCTTTATTCTCAAATGGTAGGACGTGGAACTCGATTGTTCCCAGGAAAGACACATCTCTTGCTCCTCGACTTCTTATGGCATACAGAAAAGCATGAATTGTGTCGTCCAGCTCATCTCATTTCGGAGAACGAGGAAGTTGCAAAAGCGATGGTTGAACGTACTGAGGAGAACACAGGAGCAGAGTTTGAGCTTCTTGAATTAGAAGAGGTCGCAAAAGAAGATGTGACCGCACAACGAGAAGAAGCACTTGCGAAACAACTCGCTGAGATGCGAAAGAGAAAACGCAAGCTTGTGGATCCGTTACAGTTCGAGATGTCGATTCATGCCGAAGACCTTACAAGCTACGTACCATCATTTGGATGGGAGATGAGTCCTCCTTCAGACAAGCAGCTCCAAACATTAGAACGACTCGGAATCATGCCCGATGAGATTGGCAATGCTGGGAAGGCTCAGAAGATTCTTGACCGATTATCCAAACGACAATCGGAAGGTTTAACAACACCAAAACAAATCAGATTATTAGAACGATATGGATTCAGAAATGTAGGGATGTGGCAATTTGAAACAGCCTCAAAACTCATCAATCGCATTGCTGCGAATGGGTGGAGAGTCCCTCACACAATCGATGTCCATAGTTACAAAGGAGAGTGATTGAGTGGAAGAAAGCAACTTACTTGAATTATTAGAATACATCGACCCCTCAATTCTCAACTATCAAGAATGGGTGAACGTGGGAATGGCTCTCAAACATGAAGGCTATTCGGCATCAGATTGGGAGTCTTGGTCGGCTCGAGATTCGGGACGATATCATCCTGGAGAGTGTTTCAAAAAATGGGACTCATTCCAAGGTACAGGCTCACCAGTCACAGGAGGAACAATCTTCCACATGGCTGTAGAACATGGATTTGAGCCTTCGAGACTACATGATGATGGACGAGGTGCTCTCGAGTGGGATTCATCGATTCAATATGATAATGACTACAAATTTGTGGACAAGGCTTGGATTGATGGAAAGGAATTCCATGAGCCAAAAAATTGGAATCCAGTTCAAGAAATCATTCGATACTTGGACACGCTATTCCAATCAGATGACATAGTGGCATATTCAACACAATCTTACGCTAAGACGAACGCTGAGACTGGAGAGGTTGAGAAGTATCTTCCACATCGTGGAAATTACGACAGGACCGCAGGAAAGCTCATAGACGAGCTTGAACGATGCAATGGCGACATTGGTTCAGTTTTAGGCGATTACAACGAGAAGGCAGGAGCATGGGTCCGATTTAACCCCATGGATGGACAAGGAGTCAAGAACGATAATGTCGTAAGTTATCGCTACGCTCTTGTGGAATCGGACAACATGGATTTGGAGAAGCAGAACGCAATCATGCGAGAGCTTGAACTTCCAATTGCAACACTCGTGTACAGCGGTGGCAAGTCCATCCATGCAATCGTTCGAATCGAAGCAGCAAACAAAGAAGAATACAAAAAACGTGTAGATTATTTATACAAAATTTGTAAGAAGAACGGTCTAAACGTAGACGAACAAAACAAGAACCCTAGTCGATTGAGTCGTCTCCCAGGTTTCATTAGAGATGGAAAGAAGCAATTCATCATTGACACGAATATCGGACATAAGTCATGGGATGATTGGTATCAATACATTGAAGATTTGAACGATGAATTGCCAGATCCAGAAGGACTAAGCGAGACTTGGAACAATATGCCAGATCTTGCTCCCGAGCTTATCAAAGGTGTACTCAGACAAGGTCACAAGATGTTGATTGCGGGACCTTCGAAAGCTGGGAAGTCATTCGGGCTCATCAATATGTCGATTGCAATCGCTGAGGGGGCGAAATGGTTTGGATGGGAATGTACTCAAGGGAAGATTCTATATGTGAATCTCGAGCTGGATAGGGCCTCATGCTTGCACCGATTCAAGGATGTGTATGCAGCAATGGGCATCGAGCCTCGAAACGTATCTAATATCGATATATGGAACTTGCGTGGGAAGACAGTACCAATGGACAAGCTTGCACCTAAGTTGATTCGAAGAGCCCACAAGAAAGGCTATATTGCTGTAATTATCGACCCAATCTATAAAGTTTTAACAGGGGACGAAAATAGTGCGGATCAGATGGCTCACTTCACGAACCAGTTCGACAAAGTGGCGACCGAACTTGGATGTTCAGTCATCTACTGTCACCACCATTCGAAGGGTTCTCAAGGTGGCAAGAAATCAATGGACCGTGCAAGTGGTTCGGGTGTATTCGCTCGAGACCCAGATGCTCTTGTCGATTTAGTGGAATTAGAGCTCACGGACGACATCATCCAACAACGATGCGACCAATTGGCTTGTGACATCTACAAGGATGCCATCAATCGCATGAATCGTCCGTACATGGAACAGTACATCGGTTTAGACGACTTAAGAAGTCCATATCAAATGCGTAATCATTTCGAGAAAGCTGTCGTGAATATCAAAGACAGATGGCAAACGAACGAGCTCATCAACACAGAAACACGCAAAATCCAAACGATGTCAGCGTGGCGTGTGGATGGCACACTTCGAGAATTCGCTAAGTTCAAACCAAGAAATGTGTGGTTTAGTTATCCACTTCATATTGTGGACGATACAGGAATCCTCGATGATATCGAGTTGGATGATAACACACCTAATTGGAAGAAAACTTGGAAGAAAAACTTTGATGCAAAAATGACTCCAGAACAACGCAAAGAAGAACGAAAAATTGCATTCGACACAGCGTACTCAGCTCTGAATGATGGAATGAATCCTGTCACATCGAATGACCTTTGTGAATATATGGGCATATCTGAGAAGACTCTCAAGAGACGAATCAAGGAATTAGATGGGTATGAATTCGATGGTGAAAATGTAACCTTGAAAAAGTAAATTCGGAAAATATCCTGTTTTTGGACAGGACAAAGTCGGTCTTGGACACCGGGACAGACAGGACAAAAGACCGAGTTTGTCCGTGTCCACGAGATAAAAATAATGCACCTAAAAGGTGTACTTGGACAGGACAAAGTCGGAGTCAGACACCGAGTTTGTCCAAGAACGGACAACCTATAACCCTAAGAGGGTGTAATTAGGGAATGTCCGAAGAATCGTCCATCGTCCATGATAGGAACAGAACAGGTGGGCTTTAGACTCCGCCCACCATGTCTGTCCTTTCTACCATGGACAAAAGCGAAAAATAAAAAAGAAAAGTCTGTGTGGAATTTCACAAACTTAAAAGGAGAAAATATGGCACGTAAAAAATCGAAATTGTTGGAAGTCGGAAAAGAGATGCCACTCTTATATCACAGATTTCCTGATGAAGAATATGATCCAACTCAGTCTCAAGTGCTTGAATGGATTTCAAAACAACCCGAAATAATGGAATGGATTTTCGCTCAATTAAAATCAACAGGCTATATCGTCTATGACCCTCAATGGGAAGCCTGGAGAGGTGTTGGGAATCATGATTGAATTCTTCATTCCTATGGAAAAGATTCCAACGACTACTCATCAACAGAAGCAAGTCACTTGTAGGAATGGCAAACCTCATTTCTATGAGCCTCCCCAACTCATACAAGCTCGAGCGAAGTACATGGCACACTTCTCTCACTTCGCTCCTAAGAATCCTCTGCGTGGTTGTGTGAGGCTTACAATCAAATGGTGCTTCCCTTTAAAGGATGGAACATACAACGGACAATATAAAGGCACTAAACCAGATTTAGACAATATGGAGAAGTTGCTGCTTGATTGCCTTACTGATTTGGGATTCTGGGAAGACGACAACAAGGTCGCTTCAAAAATCTCAGAGAAGTTTTATGCAGACTTATCAGGAATATATATCAGATTGGAGGAGCTTGAATGAAATTCGATTATAGAAAGTTCATGAATGAAGTAGTCGATTGGATTGAAGCTCAAGAAGATGCTGCTCAACGATATGGTTTCGGTTCGGTTGAGTATTTTAATTGGGTTTTCGAATCGAGTGGAAAGCTATGTGATAAATATGAGAACCATCCATTCGCTCTCAGACAAATGAGAATGGTCTACGAACACATCGATGAAGCTGCTAAACAAATGAATTAAAGGAGTGATGCTCATGAACAATATAAAAATGTATGTCATTCGAGATGCTAAATATCCACAATGGTACTTACAGCATATAGAAGACTACTCAAGCATGATGGGATATCTTGCAAAGAATCATCCACAATATACGCATAAATTTACAACTGACATTAAACAAGCGATGCACTTTAAAACGCCAAATGAAGTTTTAGAGTTTATCAAAGAACATGCTATTGAAGGGACTATCGTTAAGGACCCGTACCAAGAACGAATTAGTAAAACGGCGTTTAAATACATGGGCGAGAATTACGGTGAAGCGATCACTTACATCCATGGGATGATTGAAGATTCGAGTGAGAAGATGTTAGCTGCTTCCAAAGCGTTAAAAGTGAATGCGAATACGTTGATTAAATTTATGAAAGACCCATATTCCATTGCAGCTCACATTCGAGATCGTATTGTAGAAAACTTGGTGAATCTAGAAAAGGCGGTGAAGTCGATTGGCTAAAGATGAATTTGAAAAATTAAAAGATGATGTGCGTTACTTGATTGTGGCGCATTGTAAGTACAAGGATATGTCGATGTATGACAGAGCGTTGAAGCAATTCCAAGAAGATATCAACTACGGACAAATTGAAGAGATGAGCTACAATGAACGATTCGCATTCTTACTTGGATTTGAAACATCGTTGAAAGCGATAGAAAATGCAATCAAATTAAACGAACTTTTGAAGGAAAATCCAAGCATGATTGAATTGCCAGCAGGGTTATGCCCTGATGATTACAGATACTAAGGAGGATAACGATGGAAAATAAAACACAATACGAGGATCTTGTGGAAGAGTTAGTAAAAACAGCAGATTCTTGCAGAGAGTTCTTTTCTAATTTAGCTAATGAATTATCAAAATTATTACCTGATATTGAAATTTCTGAGGAAGAGGAAGATACATGGGAAATGAAATGCCCTTATGAGCATGGGGATACACATTATTGTATCCAATCGAATGGAGCCGTTTTTGCAGATTGTTGGGAGGGCATAGAATCCGACAATAGATATTTTAGTCAAGGCAACGTATTTCCAACCGAAGAAGCAGCCAAACTCGAAGCTGAACGCAGAAATTTACTAACACGATTCAGAGCGTTCAGAGACGAGTGCAACAATGGGTGGAAGGCGGATTGGGAAAATAGAAACGAATATAAATATTATATTGGTTTTCAGTATAGAGAAATAGGAGCTTTCACAAGTTATGCTTCGAACGGGCTTGAAATTTTTGGTCATTTTAAAAACATAGAAGATGCCGAACGTGCTATCGAATTATTTGGGGATGAAATTATTGAACTATTTGTGGAGTGTGAGGTGTAAGTATGGATTTAACATACAGTGACAAATTCAAAGACTACATCGAAGTGCAAAACGATGTAGGATATCCACAAACAATTTACAAGTTTCCTAACGGATACGGTGCAAGTGTAATCGATTTTAAGCATATTTACTTTAGCATTGAAATTGCAGTATTGGAATTTTATAAAGAGGGTAATTGGGGCATCAATTATGCAACACCAATCACAAACGACGTAATCCGTGGATTGAATGAAAAAACCAGAGATACAGTATTACAGCAGATTTTTGACTTAGAGAAAAAGTCATGGGAGGAATAACGATGTGTTTTGTAATGACGGTTTTTGCCATGGCTATGATAGTGCTTATATCTGTAATACTGTTTGCCTTACTCTTCGGTTTAGCTCCTGTCATCGCCTATATCGTTAATTGGATTGGGGATGTTATTACTGAAGCAGTCGAATGGATTGAAGATATTTTTTGGAATTAGAAAAGGAGAAATGTAAAAATGGAATTAATTGTATTTTTAAAAAATGGTAACACTCTTAAATTTGAAAATGTGTCAAACGTAAGATTCAGCACGAATCATAAAAAGAAAAGTGCAGCATTCAATTATGTACACTTAGCAGGAGTATCGTTTGAGGAGGAATTAGTAGATGTTGACAGTTTATTCAAAGCCTAAATGTATGCAATGTGAGATGACGAAGATGTGGTTGACTCAGAATAAAATACCCTTCGAGATAGTGGATACAGAAGCAAATCCAGAATCGTTGGAGCTGTTGAGTCATTATGGATGGCAAACTCTTCCAGTAGTGGCTATC